GTTACCGGTGATCCGCAGTGCGTCCGGGAACTGCCGCTGGACCGCCACGTTGCCGTGTCGGACCATCGACCGACCACCGATGGCGAAGTGCTGGCCACCGGCCACGATCGGGCTGGGCCGGGTCGCGCTACGACGGGAGCCGGTGGACGGGTACTGGGACAGCCGACGCTCGATGATGCCCGCAGCGTCCGCGAACGTGGCGATCTGGCCGCCTACGTTCGGCGCGTCGCTGGACGCCACCAGGACGGCGAACTGCTCAACCGGGGCGACCGGCGGAGTGTCCAGCGTGGTACCCGAGTGCGTAGCCACGGGGTTGTCCAGGATCGGACGCGGGGTGGGCTCAGGGGTGGGCTCGGGGTCCGGGGTCGGCTGGGTCGCGTCGGCCACGGCCGGAGTCTCCGCCAGGGTGGCGAGCGCGTTGCGCGCGTCAGCCGCCTGGGTGGCCAGCTCAGTGCGCCGGGTCTCGTCCGCCTGGACCGTGACCAGAAGGTCCCGGTACGCGATGAGGGCCGGGGCCGGGGTGTTGTCGCCTGTGAGGGCTTCGCGGGCGTGGGTCCGTGCCTGCTCTGCGAACGCGGCGAACGCTGCGTCATCGAGTCCGGTCAGATCGGCCGGGACTTCAAACGGGAACTCGAATTCCATCGGGTCCTCTTCCTGGTCGGGTGGATCAAGTCTCGACCCCGCCCGGTCCGAACCCTGACAGCGGTGTGTCAAGCGTGATCGTAACATCGTGCCCGGTCATCCCGGCTCGGATGTCCTGTCCCCCTACATGGAGATCGGCAAAGAAAACCGTTGACACTTAACAGTCATGGCTGTAATGTAGTTCTCGTAAGGCAGTGCGAGGCACAACTCCAAAGGGGAACGATGATGATCCAGACCGACGGCAAGCCGTACATCATGACCGAGGTCGGCGTCACCAAGTCCGAGGGCGTCAGTTCCGCGCCGAACGGGTCCACCCGGAACAACCGGGATTTCTACACGTACGTGACGTACATGCAGGACTGGACCGCCGGACAGTACAAGGGCTGCACGTACGAGATCGTAGAGACCTACATCAGCCAGAATCCGGACACCCGGGGCCAGTACATCGGATCCAGCTCCACGTTCGTGGTCGGGCCGGAGAACTGACAGAGAAAGCCCCCGGGAAACCGGGGGCTTTCTCTGTTCACGGTGTCAACAGAGAGGGGCTCGCCATGAACCCGATGTCTGACTACGTCCGGGGTCTTCACGCCAACGGTGTGCATGTGCACTGCCGGTTGGCCGATGTCTGGCTGAAAGGCACCGGTAAGCGGGTTGGTGACGGTACCCCCCGCAAGTGCGTGCTGGCCGGGAAAGTCGAGAGGTTCCATTCCCACGACTTTGATGGCCTGTTGGTATGTGGCTGTGAAGAATCTTGAACGGCCGGATTGACACTTCACAGTCATGCCGGTAACGTAATCCTCGTAAGCGACGCCGAACGAGGGAGCCGGACATGGAGACCATCGCCCGCAACTACCGGAAGAACCCCCACACCGCGACGTTCCTCAACACCTTTCACTCGGGGATCCGCAGCAACGAGGCACGCGAGAACGCACAGCGGGTGCTGGCAGAGGCGCTGGCGGCTGGTGTTGACGGCCGCGAACCGCAGACCGGTCCGGCGGACGACAACGCGGCGGAGTACAAACTGGCCCAGGAAGAAGACCTGCTGAACCTGGTTCCCACCGGCGCGCCGGTCTTCACCCCCAGCGCGTCTCAGACCGCGCTCATCATCAAGCTGGTCCTTGAGGTGAACGAGTTGAGCACCGACCTAGGGGAGCAGGCCGGTAGCTACGTAGGTCGGATGGACCGCGAGAATCTTTGGACTCGCGAGAACACCACCCGGTGGATCGGCAACCTGATCGCAAAGCTGCGCGAGCTGCGCACCGCCGCTCCGGTCGCCCCCGTGGCACCGGCGCCCACCGCCCCGGCGCTGGTCGAGGTCGCGAACGGCCGGTACGCGGTTGAGGAAGACGGGGTTCTCAAGTTCTTCAAGGTGAAGAACGGAAACCGCCCCGGATTCGTCTTCCTGGACGTTCAGGCGTCCGACGACTGGCACTCGATCCGCAACCTGGGCCGGATCCGCGCGATCCTCGCGCTGATCGCTGAGGACCCGGAGGGTGCTCTGTGCCGCTACGGCCAGGAACTGGGTGTCTGCGGTGACTGCGGGAGGACGCTGACCGACGAGACCAGCCGGGCGATCGGGCGGGGCCCGATCTGCCGGAGCAGGTAGAAGCGCGAAGAAGCCCCGGGGGTGCTGGAGGCCCCGGGGCTTCTCGCTGGGCGCCGGTCCGGTCGGCTTCTGATCGGGTCTGCCCCGCGCGGACACGCTCCCCGGGGTCACGCGACGGGAACGGGGGCGCTCCGCGCGCTCCGGGTACGGCGGTCAGACAGGAACCGCGAGCCCAGATGAATCCGACGGTACCGCATCGATGTCCGACGTGGTAACCTTGAAGGCAAGACAGCGAAGTTGAGGATGGGGAGAGATGAAGCGTCTAGCAGCAATGGTCCCCGGCGAGATCGAGCCCGGAGACGTGCTGGTGGAAATGGGCAACGACATCCACCGTCAGCGCCGGGACCTAGCTCAGGTGATTGGGGAGGTACTGGCCGCCCGGCGCCAGGAGGATGGATGCTTCGTCCGGTGTAACTGGCAGGTCCGTACACCTGATGGCACGGTTGTCGAGTACCCGGCGGACGGCTCGTTCATCGGGCACCAGGTGTACGTACTGGTTCCCAGGAGCGCGGCCCGATGAGCGCGCTCACGGTTCAGGTCGGGTCCACGATCACGAACGGGTCCAGCGCGATCCGGGTCACCGAGCGGGTCGAGAAGGATCCGCGCTGGGGGACCGCCGGATGGCGCGGTCTGGCCATCTCGCTGGAGGCGTTCGGAGGTGACACCGGAACGACGAAGTTCGTCCCCGATCACCTGCTCACTGGTTGGTATCACGTGCCGTTCGAGTGGCGCACGCTGATCGGTGGCGGGGTCCAGGAACGGTACGTCTGGTCGAAGGACTTCAAGCGTCTCCAGCGTGAGGTCCGTCAGGCGGTCCAGCCGACTGTGGACGGTATCCGGGGCCACCGGGTGACCACGCCCCAGGAGGACGAGGTGGCGCGACGATTCGCCCTGACAGCGGCTATGCCGTTGGCCCCATTGACCTTCCCTGGTAAACGGTGTGACCAGCAGGGAGATCACGACCCGCACCTCTGGCAAGAGCTCCACATTCCCACCGGTAACCCGCTGGTTGAGCACACCCAGTGGTGGCAATGCGGCGACCCGAACGCGCCGGGCCAGTGACCGGGTACATCGGCAGGCATCGCTGCCAGTTCATCCCTCTGCGGTCGGTGGCGCTGGCCGTTCTCTACGTCGGATCGCTGGCCACCTGGTCGGCTTACGCATCGGTGGTGATGTCGCAATGACCCGGGACAACGACAACAAGCGCGGAAACGCGGATCTGACCGAGCCCTATGACCAGAAAGTGGAGGCGCGGTTCGACAAGGAGGCGCGCGCCAAGCTCACGTCCGACGGCCGGATAGACGGGCGCCGGATGAACAAGTCACACGCCTCTGATGGCGGCCCGAACAAGACCTGATCAGGCGGTTGACACTTCACAGTCAAGGCTGTAACGTTCTCGGTGTTGATTGAAAATTCCACAGTGAGGACGCGAGCGATGAAGAAGACCGCGAGTCTGACGATCTCCCTCTCCAGCGACGCGCGAACCGCGCACATCGGGCACCTGTTCATGGACTTCCGGGATACCACCGGAGGGCGGAACACTCAGAAGGCGGTGTTCACCAAGGACGTGGAGGGCGCGTTGGAGTTGATCGGCCAGCTTGAAGGGCTCTCTCGGGACCACGGCGTGGAGCTGACCGTGGTGGACAACTCGGGGGAACTGAATCTCTGAACACACGGAAGCCCCGGACCCATCGAGGGTCCGGGGCTTCTCCGCGTCCGAGGTGGCATAGGTCGCGCGTTCCGTACTCGGCTCCCCAACGATCGTTTGTGGCAAGTACCTACCTCGGGTCAGGAGACCTTGGTGATCTTCGAACCTGGGTGCTTGGCGGAGAACGCTGAGGCTTCAGCCTCAGTCGACTTTGTAACCGTCAGCCCGCCCGGAAGCTTGATCTTGTACTGGCCGCGCTTCGCCTTGTTTTTACAGGCGCATCCCATGGATCACTCCTCCCCGAGCACGGAAGCCAGCGCGGAACGCGCGCCTACCGTGCGGTTCTCCTCGTCAGCCTCCACCGTAGCGGTCAGCTCAGCGCGAGCACTGGCGAGCGCGGCCCGCTCTTCCTGCCGACGTTCCAAGGCGGCGGCCAACGCGTCCACGTCCACCGGAGCGAGCGCGGCGCGCTTGGCGAAGGACGAGACCGGGTCCGGGCTCAGACAGGCCACCAGGGCGGTCTGACGGCCTGAGCGGGTGTGGGTCTCAACCGGGAATCCGGGCTCGGAGTGCGAGCGCGGTCCGGGGGAGAGGGCCAGCACCTCGACCAGGGCCAGCGACCCAGCCGCGTCACGCCAGTCCCCGGACACCTTCCGGCGCTCCAGGACCGTGCGGTCCGCGTCGCTGAGACCCGGCTCGATCACACCGGCCACCACGATGCCGTGCTCATCCGAGTAGGCGCGAACGTAGGCGGCCACCGTCTTGGAGTCGTGCACGGCCATCGCGCTCGACGCGCTCAGCGCCAGTTCGGCGTGGCGTCCACCGACCGTGATCCGACCGACCGCCACCGTCTCGCCCTCCGCCGTGTCCACGGCGTAGCGGTTGAACCAGGTGTACGCGTCGCCCTCCTCCCGGGGAGGAGTGACGCACACGCCCTCGTACCCGACGTGACAGGTCCGCCAGGTGGCGACGTGGCCGAACACCGTGCCGCGCTCCCAATCCCAGGTGATCGGCGTGGGGCCGTCCAGGGCGGGCAGGGTGAACGCGGTGATCGAGCGCGGCGCCGTGGTGCTCACGCTGGCGACCAGCGCGAGAGCGGCGATGTGCGCGGCGTGGCCGGTGTCGCCCTCCTCTTCGTCCGCGACCGGTTCCTGGGCCACCAGCTCCAGCGGACGAGACGTCTCGTGAAACGCGGGGATGCTGACCAGCGTCGCGGCACGGACGCGTCCGGCGGTTATGAGGAGTTCGACCGGAGGTTCCGCCCCGTCGTTGGCCTCCATGTACGCCTCGACCATTTCCCAGGTGAGTTCGTCGTCGGTGCCCGCCATCACGGGCTGGGCCTCGAACGAGTCCAGGTCCACCGACGGGCCCAGCGTGCCCTCAGCCACTAGGTGCATGGCTTCGGCCACGTCCTCAGCTAAGCGCGGCATCGCCTCCCGGTCGATGTCGTCGAACATCTCGCCCTGGGCATACACGCCCTTGCCCGCCGGGTCGAGACCCTTGGCGCCCTCGGGAGAGATCCAGCCGTCTGCCAGCGCCTTCTCGTGCGTGAGCACCTTGGCCTGCTGGACCACGCCGATCACCACAGCGCCATCGTGGCCGCCTTCACGCTTGCGCGCCCACTCGAACGGCAGAGGCAGTCCGGCCAGCGTGATACCACCGTCGGCGAACCGTCGGCCGTCGCCGGTGCTCACACCGATCGGGGCCAGCAGGGTGCGGAACTTTGTTGCCATGGCTTCCCTCCTTCTGGCCAGGTTACCGGCGGCGCCGGAACTGACGGTTACTCAGATCTGTTGACTCTCCGGGCTCAACCAGCATCATCGAGCACCGGCACTGGATCACCTCTTGGGGAGGTCCCGTGGGGTCGCCCGGGAACGCCAGCTCCGCGCCACCCACGATGAACGGACTGCCGAGCGGCACGCGCTGGCCGTCGGCCAGTCGGTGTGTCTCACGCGTCCGGTCGTCATCGGTGGCGAGCCAGATGCGTTCCAGCTTCAGCTCCGGGTCTTCTTCCTTGACCGCCTTGAACGCGTCTGCGCGCCCGGCGTTCAGCGCGCCGATCGCTTCGGTCCGCGCGACGACGGTTGCCCGGTTCGGCCAGCGCTCCGACCCAGTTGTTGACAGCACGTTGTCAATGCGGTCCCGCAACTGTGGGATCGAGTCCCCGAGGTTGACGCCGGTCGCCACTTCGTGGGCCACCAGGTCGAACACTTCCTCCGGCAGACGGACCAGCCGGTTACGCACCTCTGCCAGATACCGCGTGGCGAACACCCGCTGATCCCAGGGGTAGTTCACTCCTAGCACCTTGCGGAACGCCAGACCCAGCGCCTTGAAGATCTCGCCGTGCAACACCAGGTCGACCGCATCGCGCCACGCGGGCACGCGCGCCCACACCGCGTTCGGGTCCGGCCGGTGCCCCGGGTCGCGCAGCACGGCGCGCGACGTCTCGACCAGCCAGCCGGACAGCTCCGCCCAGAAGGCGTTACGGATCGCACGCTCCGCGCGCGCCACCTCAGCACGGGCGTTCAGCCGTTCGGGGAGCCAAGGATCGACGCCGGATCCGTCCCACACCGGGCCGGTCACAGTTCGCGCCGATGCTCGCGGTCGGCGTTGACCCGGCGCTCGTTGTCGTTGAGCAGGTCCACGACCAGCCTCCCCAGTTCCGGCGTGTCCATCGTGCCGACCTGCTGATCAGCCACCGTGTCCGGGCTGGACCCGACCTGGAGATAGATCGTCCGGTGGTTCTTCCGGCCGTGGCGGTAGAGCTTCACCTGCTCACCACCACAGCGATTAGCAGGATGACCACGACGATTAGCGGGAGACCGAACGAGAACAGTGCGTAGGGCATAGCCAGCTCCACCTCGGTCTTCCCGTGGCACAAGCAACGCTCGCCCTCCCCGGTCGCGTGGTACACGGCATGACTCGCTGGCCGGTCTTCGTACGGGTCGCCGATCATGCGGCCACCAGCCCACGACCCTGGTGAGCGATGCTCAGCGCGGCGTACAGCAGGTCATCGTGATGCCGGACGCCCCGGGTAAGCAGCTCTGAGACGTACCCGGACAGCAACCGGTGCAGGTCCGTCTGATCCACGCTCAGATCAGCGGCCAGCACGCCCAGGTGGTTCCACGCGCCCTCGGTCACCTTGGCCGCCTTGTCCGCCGTGATCGGGCCGACCCAGTGGTGAAGTTCGTGACGCGGCACCTCAGCCCACCGGCCGCGCCGTTCCTGCGGGGTGGTCAGCCGTCCGCCCGCCAACTCCAGGGCGCGGTACACGGTGAGCTTGCACGCAGCGTTGAAGACGCGTTCCGGCGTTGGGGGTTCGGCACGCAGGACAGCGATGCGGGCGTCCAGCGCCGCCGTGAGCGCCCGAGCCTCCCCTTTGGTGGTCTCGTCCGGGGCAGGAGCGTTTCCGTCGTTAGGAGGGCCCTCAACGGGCTGAGTTTCGTTGGCGGGATCGCTGTCCGCGTTCTGGTCCGCCGTGGCGGGCAAGCCCACGGACTCGACCCTGGGGAGGCCGAGCGCTGCCTGGACCGCAGGATCCAGGATCAGATCGGGCTGGGCCAGAACCAGCTTCAGGAGGATCTGGGCCGCGCGCTCCTGGACCGTGGGCATCTGCTCCTGGTCGAACGCGCCCGCCTTGACCGCCTCCACGTCGCTGATCAGGAACCGATCGTGTAGCTGCAATGCCTCTTCAAGCCGGTTGGGTCGAGCGGCGAGCGGCGCCCAGTCGAACGCGAACGCGTACCGCTTCGGATCCACGCCGGGCGCGACGATGGCCAGCGCCAGACGTAGGAAGCCGCGCGTCAGCGCGTCGGCCACCATCGCGCCGTACGGCTTGATCCGCTTGATCCCGTCCTCGGAGATCACCCAGGCGGTCCAGTGATTGGCCGTGCTCATGCCGAGAAGGACTTCGTTCGGGATCTCGAACGAAGAAGCGACCCGGCTGATGGCCTTGTCTTTCATCGGACTGATCTCGGCCGAGAGTTCGGACCAGAACGTGATCGGCTTGATCTTGTCGATGTGTTCCATCATCGAGTCCGGCACGGTCGCCATCATCGGGACCATGGCCGATGCGCGACTCTGGTCCTGCATGCTGGCGGCGGCGGAGCGCTGGATCATCGCCATGAATCCGGCCAGCCCGGCCTCGTCGCCCTCCTCACGGGGGTAGTCCATCCCCTCGGGGACGAACATCAAGCCAGCGCCGGTCAGCCGTGAGTCCAGCTCTGCGAACTCCCGCTTGGTCAACAGCTCGACCTCACGTAGCGGCACGATCGCCGCGCGCGTCGGAGAGTCGGCCTGGTCCACGTCGTTCGGGTGCGGACGCCAGCACCGGATCAGCACGTCCACGTTGTCGGTCAGGATCAGGTCGCTGCCACCGAGCACCTTGGGGCGCCGGACCTGGACCTGGTCCCCTGCCTTCTTGAAGGCGGCGCCAGTGACCACGAACCACGCGCCCTCGGTGCTCTCCGGGGAGCGGGCCGCGCCCTCGCCGACGATCCAGCACTCGCCACCCACGGCCAGATCCACCCCGGCCAGACGTAACGCATCGTCGCGCTGAGAGCCGGTGCCGAGTGGGATACCGGCCAGCGCGCTGATCCGTGCGTCCTGGGTCTCGCCCACCTCTTCACCGCGCTCGTCCAGCTCAGCTACGTACAGGCGGGCTTGACTCAGCGAGTCACCGATCCAGTTGGCCAGGAACCGGTGCTCACTGACGATGTCGTACAGCCGCCAGCCCTCAGCCTGCCATTCGGTGTTCCCGAACTTCCACGTCTTCCACGAGGAACTGGCGCCCAGCTCGACCAGGGCTGTAGCGCCGGTCAGCGCGGGGCGCGCCTCGATGTCGGCCAGCTTGGGTTTGAGAAGGGCCACGGGTTACCTCCCGATCGAGGCGGACATGCCGATGAACTGGGAGATGGCCAGAGCCAATGCCGGGATCAGCATGACGGGCGAGTCATGGAAGAACCAGACCAAGGGGGAGGCGATGAGCGAGAGCCACATTCCGGCGCACCACGGGCACTCCAGCAAGGTCACGATGAACGAGCCCAGCGTGCGCGGTCGTTGGTCCAGTCGATCGATGATCGCGTCCCGCAGGTTCTCGGTGATCGTGTCGGCCACCACGAGGCCGGTCAGGCGCGCCACGGCCAGCGTGTAGATCACAAGCTGGAGCCATACGGGGAGCGTCATGTGCCTCATCCTACGGTGCGTGCGGACATCTGGACCGTACCGCCACGTTGACACTGAAGAGTCATGCTCGCAGCGCCCGGCGCGAGATGAACCAGCAACGCGCATGGTTGCCGTCCCAGCGTCGGATCGCGCTGGTGTACTCCATGGCGCGCAACGCTCCGCCGAACGTGCGTTGCGTGATCGGTTCCAGGTTGTTCTCCCGGGCTAGGCCGACGTACCAGGCGTAGAGCTCCGCGCTGGTGTACCAACCGGCGCCGGTGCCCATGTCCAGCATGAGCACCCTGAGGTTGGCGGGAGTGAGGTCCGCACCCTGGAGAGTGCTCATCGACCGTTCAGCTCTCTATCGTCGTGCTCTTCGGATGCCATGTACTTCTCACACACGATCCGGCACCGGGTGTTCTTCTTGTTGATCGTCTTCACGATGTGCGGCTGACCGCACATCGAGAGCGCCCTAGCCAACGTTCTGGAACTGACCGGGTCGCGCCCCGCCTCCACCATCTGTTCGCGGTACGTCGAGTACAGGTCAGCAAACGGGAAGGTCCCGTCCCCCACGGCCCGCAACAGAGCGCGCACATCGGGACGCCTTACTTCGGGGAGCTTTCGCGCTTTAGTCACCCCTACAGATTACACACAGATCTCACACGGGGGGACTCCGTTGGAGTGGGGGGCAGGTTTTAGAGCCGACCCCCTGAAACACATGCCCTTTGTTAACGCATGCGTGTACGCGTGTACGCGTGTACGCGCACATTCGCGCGCCCCGCGTTAACAAAGGGCATGTGTTTCAGGGGTTTGAGTAAGAGGGCTGACCCCCACTCCCTCCGAGTCCCCCCAGCGGGTCTGACCTGGACCTCCCTTGGACCCCATGTGTACCCCCACGTTGTCGGTCGGTACGCATGGCCCACCCTGTTTGCCATCCGCGCCATAGGGTTCGTACAAATTTGAAGAAAAACCCATGCGGTTCCGTGCATACACGAACTGCCCCGGCATGCCGTTGAAGTCGGACGCCGGGGCAGTTCATGTACGTGAAGGGGCAGTTCATGTATGCACGGAACCGCATGAGTTTCTATCGAGCCTACGTATGCGAGAAACCGCATAGGTCTCTGACCTGCAGATACACCTCACACCGGTCGGTGCACCCGACGCTCCGGATGCACCGACGTCATCGGCACCTTGTCGAACCTGCGTCGAAGGGCTACGCACCGGTACCCGACGACCGCGTCGCACTTGGGGCACACCCGCGATAGCGGGCCGTCCGCCTTACCAGTCAGACCCCTGCCATGCCTGCCCGCAGTCACTGGACGTCCTGCGGGGGAACCCTGTCCGAGGGTCCATCCGACGACTGTTTCCGCAGGATGGACCCTAGTTCGTTGGCAAGGCCACTCGACTCGGGGGGAGCTACTTCAAGTACCCCCCGCGTCATTCGCAACGCCTTGCCCCGCATCTGTTCGTCGTACCGCTCCGCCTCGCTCATCGCCTTCTTCCCTTCTCGCTCAATGCCGCGCCGGTGGACGAGTTGCACGTCCCGCACGCTGGCCGAATGTTGTCGCGCCGATAGGTTCCTCCCCGGCATCCCGGGATGATCCGGTCCACGGTCAAGGTGTCCGCTGTCAGCAGTGCACCGCACCGGTAGCACCGGCACGCGGGCTGCGCGGCCGGGTCGCCCGGTAGTACCGCGATGGTCATCGGACCGTGGGTCAGCTCGATAGCGATCACGTCCATGTCTGCGCGGTACGTCGCGACCA